GCTTATATCTATCGTCAAGCAGGAACTTGAAGACGGTACAAGGCCGGAGGACATAGCGTTCGTGTCCTTCAGCCGTAAGGCGGCAGACGAAGCTCGGACTCGTGCTTCCGCTGCACTGAACATAGATCCTAATCAAATGGTTTGGTTCCGAACATTACACTCGATGGCTTTTCAATATCTAGGGCTTAGTAGTCAACGGGTATTGAAGGGGTCTGACTTCACGCAACTTGGTAATATACTGGGTGTAGAGTTCTCTTCTAACTCATCTTTAAACATGGCAGATGGGCAACTCTTCTCACCGGGCAAGGGAGGAGATTCCTATCTGTCTATGATTCAGTTAGCTAGGGTGCGTGGAGTCAGTCTTGAGCAACAGTTTAGTGACACCAACAACAGACATTCATTCTATCAACAATTAAAATTAGTTAACGAAGTGTTGCAGGATTACAAACACGACACAGGTAAAATTGATTTTGTGGATATGATTGAAAGTTTTATAGCACAGGGCGAAGGTCCAAGGTTGGAGGTCCTGATAGTTGATGAAGCACAAGACTTGGCCCCGTTACAATGGCGCATGGTTCACGATGTGCTCAAGCCACGGGCAAAGCGTATCTATTTTGCAGGAGATGATGACCAGTGCATTTACTCTTGGATGGGTGTAGATGTTCGTGATTTTCTAAACGCATCAGAAAATAAGATGGTATTGGATAAGTCCTATCGATTACCTAAAAACATATATGAAATTGCAAACTCTCTGATAAACAGGGTAGTTATGAGACAATCAAAAGTATGGTCGCCTGTAAATGAGGCTGGTCAAGTTGTTTGGCATTACAACATATCGGACCTTAATCTGATGAAAGGCGAGTGGTTGATCCTCAGTCGAACAAATTATATTGCTAATCAGATTGCAACAGACCTTAAAGATCAGGGCTATTTGTTCTGGCGCGAAGGCTCCGGTTGGTCTATCTCACCCAATGTACTGACTGGAATAGAGGTATGGCTTAAACTGTGCAAGGGTCTTAGTGTTGCAGCAGAAGAGATAAAAACTTTATCTAACCTGTTAAAATCAGACTTTTTAAAAAGGTCAGCAAGAAAAAGATTATCAAGCCTAGATGCGGAAATGCCTCATACTTTACACGACATTAAAGAAAACTTTTCTATAGACAACATAGAGGACAAGCCTTGGCATGAGGTCTTAAAAATAGCAGAAAAAGAAAGAATATATATAAGCTCAGTGCGCAGGATGGGAGAAAAAATTTTAACAAACAAACCAAGGATTAAGCTGTCAACAATACACAAGGCCAAAGGTGGAGAGGCAGACAACGTAGCTATTCTTCTAGATACATCAAGGGCTTGCGCTGAAAGCAGAGATCAAGACAGTGAGGTTCGCACTTTCTATGTTGGTCTAACTCGTGCTAAAAAAACATTGCATATCATTGAATCGACTTCACAATATGGGTTTCAACTATGAAAGATAGAAAATTTTTTTTAGATACAGCCGAAGGTTTAATCAACGGTCCAAGGGCCAAGGAATATGGCCCGGCTAAATTAAACCACATGCGCATTGCAGAGATATGGTCGATTATTTTAGCAAATAAACTGGATGAAGACATCACACCCGAAGAGGTAGTAGCCTGTATGGTGGGCCTGAAGTTAGCACGTTTGTCTGAAGACATCAGTAAAGATGATTCTTGGGTGGACATCATAGGCTACGCCGCGTTAGGTGGGGAGATTATAAACGATGAAGGTTGATTTATTTGACCCAGAAAGTGAAAGCTGGTTGCCGCCTTCAAGCTTTCCGGACCTGACAGTTTACGACAGAATATCGATAGACTTAGAAACAAGAGACCCAAACCTGACTACACTGGGTCCGGGATGGTGCCGTAATGATGGTTATGTCATAGGATATGCCGTTGCTGCTGGAGATTTTGTTGGATATTTTCCTGTAAGACATGAGTCTGGTAACCTTCCAGAGGAGGCTGTTGTTAAATGGTTGAAGAAACAATTAGCCACACCTCACATAGAAAAAGTTATGCACAACTGCATGTACGATCTTGGCTGGTTACGGTGGGCAGGTATTGAGGTACAGGGTAAGATTATCGATACGATGATAGCCGCCCCACTTTTGAATGAGAACAGGCGATACTACAATCTAAACTCTTTGTCTGGTGAATATCTGGGCGAATGGAAAAATGAAAAGATGTTAAAGTCTGCGGCGGATATGTATGGCGTGGACCCGAAAAGCGGCATGTGGAAGTTAGATTCCACGTTTGTAGGCAGATATGCAGAACAAGATGCGTCTGTTACTTTACGTTTGTGGGACAGATTACGGGCCGATCTTATCAGCGATGAGTGCACAGGTATCTTTGATTTAGAGTCGAGTCTGCTGCCTGTTCTGTTGGACATGAAGACTCGTGGTGTGCGAGTAGACATTGATAAAACTGAACAGGTTCAAAAAGAATTAAGAAAACGTGAAGACGTTCTTCGCAAAGAAATAAAAGAAATGACTGAGGTTTATGTCGAACCTTGGGTTGCTTCTTCTGTTGCAAGAGCTTTTGATGCTGTTGGTCTGAAGTATAAAACAACAGAAAAGACAGGCGCACCTGCTTTTACAAAACAGTTTTTATCAAACCATGAGCACCCGTTAGCGCAAAAGATTGTTCGTCTTCGTGAATTTAACAAGGCTAACACCACATTTATTGAAACTATTCTTGAACATTCGCATAACGGTCGTATTCATTGTGACTTTAATCCTCTTCGTTCAGATGAAGGGGGCACTGTCACAGGACGATTTTCTTCGTCCAACCCAAACCTCCAACAAATTCCAGCAAGAGACCCGGAAATTAAAGCAATGATTCGAGGTTTGTTTGTTCCTGAAGAGGGGTGCAAGTGGGGTTCATTTGACTACGCTTCTCAAGAGCCACGTTGGCTGGCTCATTACTGCTCTATGTTAAAGGGTGCAAATCGCCACCCTCAAATAGATGATGTCGTAAAGATGTATCATGAAGGTAGTGCTGACTTTCATCAAATGGTTGCAGATATGGGCGGCATTAGTAGAAAGCAAGCTAAGACCGTTAATCTTGGTATTATGTATGGCATGGGCATAGGAAAACTTGCAGGGGTGTTGGATATTCCACAGGAATCAGCAAAGGTTCTTTTAAAAGACTACCATTTAAGAGTTCCATTCATAAAAGGAATGGCTGACTTAGCTATGAAACAAGCTGAAACCAACGGTCACATAAGAACCTGGCTAGGTCGTAAGTGTAGATTTAACATGTGGCAACCCAAGTCATACGGCTACAATAAGGCACTGCCGTTAGAAGAAGCTGCCAAGGAATACGGCGGTAAAGCTGCAATTAAACGTGCCTTTACATACAAGGCATTGAACAGGTTGATTCAAGGATCAAGTGCCGACCAAACCAAAAAGGCGATGGTTGATTGCTACGCAGAGGGATTGCTTCCCATGCTAACGGTACATGATGAACTTTGTTTTAACATAGAGAACAACAAGCAAGTAAAACGAATAACAGAAATAATGACAACTTGTGTTCCTAACTTAAACATACCCTTTGATGTTGATTCAGCAATCGTAAACAACTGGGGAGAAGTGGAGTAGAAAATGTTTACAGCAATTTTAATGGCTTGCCATGCTTACACAAACGTAGGTTGTTTTATGTTCACTGATGACAGAGGTCCATATAAAACTGTCGAACAATGCGAAGAACGCATTGATGAGATGTTAGCAAACACAATAAAAGTGTTGCTTGATCACAAATCACCATTAGTTGTAACAGGATGGAAATGTAAAAGAGATGTGTCAGAAACCTAAATGCTGGTTGTTTAACAATTGTAGATAACTGGGGAAAAGTAGAATGACAATGTTAAAAGCAGATGGCTATGATAAAGCTGTGATAGGAGTTGCAGAAAGAAGTAGCAGCGACCCTGTGATAGCTTATGATGCAAACAAATGTATAGAAATACTTAAACAACAAGGCATGTCAGACACAGAGGCAGTTGAGTATTTTGAATACAACGTGCTCGGTGCATATATGGGTCCAGGAACCCCCGTATTTGTATGGAGGTATACCCTTGAAGAAATAGAGGAGACTTTTTGTAATGATTAACTTAAGAAAAGGAAGAAAAATGTGGACTAAATTTTTAAAAGTGTTCTTTCCCTGCTTAATTAACAAGCCTAAAAAGTTAGAACCGTTTACAAAACCAAAGACTGAGCCGTCTGTGGTAAAGAAACCAACGATTAAAAAGAAAAAACGCGGAAGACCACCTAAAAAAAAGTAAAAACCGCACACAAACCTTGATTCTCAGCGACCTGAAGGTAGTTAGACACGGCTGTTACTGCTGAAGGCCCTGAGAATCGATGTTTTTATCTAGTAAAATCAACTAGTTGCTAAGTCACGCATTCTTGCGACTAAACGACGTGCGCGGTTCGGCACCTGCGTATACCACTTCGAGTCAACCATCTGATCGGCTGCTTCATTGAAGTTCCGTGCGTCCACCCCTGCCTTCATTCCGACAAACTTTGACAGACGTGGATACCCCAGGTTGAACATCATGTTTGCAATGATAAGCTGACATTCTTCTGGCAGGTCATCCCAGTCTGGGTACAAACGCTTACAGTCTTCAAGTGTAATAGCGATGTCCAACTTGAACACGTTGTCTACACGCTCCTGTTCAATGACTGTACCAACAGGCTTGCCGTACTCAGGGTCGTCTTTTTTAATGAGGTGACCAATTCCAAAAGTTGGTAAATTTATATGGTCCAAATATATTTCGTACTTACAGCCCTCGTCAGAGGCAAGCTCCTGACGTAGCTGATCAATAGTTGTAGATTTCATTGTTGTGCCCTCTGAAATATTTGTAAGTTCTTTATTGCGTCTATTGGGTTACCGCCGCTTAGAAATGACATTATGCCACCAGTGTCCTGTGGCTGTGATACAGGTGCGGGAGCCGCTGGTTGAGGAGGAACGACTCCCGCTTGCGCTACCGCTGGAGGATTAGCGGTTGCAGCAACTGGTTGTTCTTTTTGTACTGGCTCGACTGATGCTTCAGGTTGAGGTTCTTTTGTTTCCACTGCCAGAGGTTTGTTGCGATACTCTTTTCTAATAGCGAGAAGCTCTTTCCGTGGAAATACGGATCTTAATTCATTGTCACGGATATTTTTGTTAACAGTTTGACTAATATCTACAGGGTCAAACTTTCCTCTGCGTACTTTGCTTAAACCAGAACCACTGATTCTTGCTGCTTTCAACTGCTTTCTAATTTGTCTGTCGCTCAAGCCAAGGGTCTTCATGTCTTGAATGACGTTGTAAAGTTCTCGTTGGACTTTAAAGTTTGCCTCGTTAGCCGCTCTATATGCGTTTATGAAATCTTGTGGTGTTGCGTTAGCTCTGTTTGAAACCGCTGTAAATATATTGTTTGCATTTTTTCTAGCTTCAGCAAGCTCGTAACCTCTGAACTTTAAACCAGTTGGTTCAATGGGCATTTCGGTAATGCCTGTAAAAGCACGAGCTAATTCCGAAGACAGTTCTCTTTCTCTCTTCATTCTATCCACAGATGAAATGCCAACAGTCTCTTCTAAGTTGAGACCATTTACAAAACCACGAGCAAAGCGACTGGCTTCAAGTTCACCAGAGCGAACGTCCACAGGTATAACGGACGGAAGCAAACCATCTAATATATGAGCAAAACTTTTTGCTAACCTATCCCCAGCAGAATCTTCTGGATTGTACACTCTTGCACCCGTTTGCGTCTGACCTCCACGTCCACCGAGAAACTGCCCTGCCTGACGAAAACCTATAACTTCTGTGTCCGGGTCAAGTACGTCACGAATTTTTGCTGTGATGATTGCCTCTTCGGTAAACGGAGCAAACAGTTCAGAGAGCGATGCATTAGCAGCTTTGGCAGTTATCTGCGCGCCATTTAATCCTTGCAGCCGTCCTTCTTCGGCTTTATTGATAGCAGCAATAGCTATCTTTTCTAACATATCGTATGGATTAGAATAGCTATAGTTTATATATGTGGGCAGGCCAGTTTCTTTGTCTATACCTGTGGGCAGGAGCCTTGCGTTCTTTTCCCAAGACGGAGCCAGTGACCGCTGATACGCTTTCATTTTTTCTTCACTAACACCTGACAGTTCGTATGCCAACGCAGACATCCCTGCGGGTAACGCACCAAATGTTGTGATAGCACCAGTTAATCGACGCAGTCCAATCTGCTGTATTTCTGGTATCTCACTTGCTAACTCATCCACACCACGAGCAATTGTATTCGCTCCTGTTCTAAGAATCTCATACGGAAAAGCTATGAAGTTACCAACAGGTGCCCGACGCAATGTTCTTATTGCCTCTGGTGCCATGTTGTAGTTTGGCACTGTATTGCGGACAATACGAGCAGCTTCTTCTCGTAGAAGTCTTTCGGCTGTCTCTTCGCCAGTAACGGTTATGCCACGACGTTGTACCAAGTCAGCAATAATCTCAGAGTCATTTTTACCTGCCTTACGATATGCGTTTTTCAACTTGTTTAGTTCAAAATCAAAGTTGTATATCTTCCATATGTCGTCCCCTGCTTGGTATAAATTCTCAGCTTTCTTACCCAGGTTTCCTACAAAAGCTCCCAACTGATTGTCTGTAAATTTACTGCCAAACTTTCTGCCAACAGGTATGCCGTTGATTTCCTCCACACCATAACCAAAACCTTTTTGAATTAGGTCTTGCAGTTCTCGAAGCTGTGCCTGTGTGCCAATAATTCCAAGTTCTTGTAGCTCAGAAAAAGTTCGCGCTGCCTGTTCCGGTGCTACGCCAGTAAACAAGTTGTCATAAACCAATCGAACTGACTCACCAAGATTCGCACCTCTACCTACGTTGCCTTGTGCAAGAGCAAACAACGAAGCTGTGGTTACGTTTCTAAGTTGAGTGATTGGAGACAAGACCGTTTTACCAAATTGTGTAGCACCTTTAACTCTAAGGAAATTTGAATAGGTGGATCTGATAGCATTACCTAGAACACCTTGATCTCCGATAACAAGTCTTGTTAGGTCTTGTGCTATTTTATCGGGCACAGCAAAGCCACGAAGAGACCCAAAGTCTCCCTCATCTAGTTTTAGTTTTGTACCTTGAGGTGTGGTGTCAGGGTCTAATATTTTATACCCAGAATCTGTAAGTTCTTTTCTTTGTGCTGGAGACATTCCTCTTGTGTCTCTAAACAGTTGAGCTATTCCTGGATTAGCTAATGAACCATCAGCTTTTCTCTGTGTAGCTAAAAGACGAATCCTTGAGAAGTAATCATCTACAGCTTTAAACTCTGCTAAATCAGCTACTGTTCCAAGAAAACTTTCTTTTGGATCTGTAATCTCACCCAATAGTTCACGCTTAAATTTTGGCATGTTTGCTCTGCTTGCAAACAGCTTTGCATTTATTCTGTGGTCTGCTACTCTTGAAGTGCTTCCAAGTTTACCGCTTCCCACTTTTCTTGTGTTGTTTTCCAAAAAGTTCTTTGCCGCTCTTTCCGCTGCTGCTCTAGAAATATTGTTGGGGTCTACAAACTCAAAGATAAGTCCCTCATCAAGTTCAGGGGACATGGTTTCTCTCATACCAAACTGACGCAAAAGGTCCTGCCGTTCAGCGGGAACGGTGCTTTTGTTAATAATCTTTGATAGCTCTTCAAGAGTTGCTGCTGGACTTTGTTGAAAACCAACAACACCTTTTTCAAACGCTTCGTTCGTAGGAGTGTAGTTTTTTACTTCAAAAGATTGATAACGCCTGCGGAGATAAGTGTTTATGTTTTTGTTTATCTCGCCTCTTAGTCGAGCAGATTCTTTTGGATTTATGTCATCCATTCTTTTTAAGAAATCACTTTCTAAAACATTCTTATTCAAAGACTGAATAAGTCCGCGCATGTTCTTGGCCTGTTCAGCAACATTATCTGGAAGCTCTGCAATGGCACGATCCCGCATCTGTTGTGTCGGAGCGGTCATAAACTCTTCGATGTTGTTAAACATACTTTGTTTGGTTAAAGGACTTGCACCATTTGAAACCTTGTCTGCTTCTTTCAAGACCTTGTTTATTTCTTTATCCATAGAACCAAGAATGTTCTTGGCAGTCTTGATGATTGCATCAGTCTGTCCTGTAACAAGCAGTCGTGCCTCTGCGACTTCTTCTGGCATAAACCCACGATAGCGGAACACGGAAGCTATATCAGCCAACTTGTCAGCAACAATGTTTTGTTGCTGCCCTAACGCACGTCTGGCTTCAATGTTTTGCAGACCCTCAGAAACTTTTCTTCCAGCAGACCTGACTCCGGTAGCTGTCCCTTTGACCGCTTCTCTTAGAATAGGTGTCTCAGTTAATACTTTTCCTGTTGTTGCAACAGTCCCGGCTATAGCTACGGGGGCAACGGTAGCAATTGTACCAGTTTCAAATCCTACTTTAAGTTTGTTGCCTAACCTGCGCAGGGCTTCTTCTCTACCTGAAAGACCAATCTCTTGGTTTGTTTGTGTAGGGCCACCTTCAAAGAAATCACCAATTGTTGTAATACCATCTGTTGCAACCACCGCATCTGCGAGACCTGCGGCAGCAACCTGTTGTGCCCCCAAAGCTAGTTTCTCACCCTGTGTTAGATCTCTTGTAGGGCTAGACTTTGCTGCGGGTCGAAGAGTTGTAGGTGTTTGTTTAGAAACTATCTGACCATCTTTGACTGCCTTGCGAAGTCTGCCAGCTTTACTAAACCTACTGACTTTGCTTACCGCGCTGGCTGCACCAAGACCGGGTATAACAAATTGAGTAATTACTTCTGTGCCTTTACCAACTAGACCAACAGGGTCAATACCTGCGGCCTCGCGTAGCTTGTTGGCAGCGTCAGTAACAGAAGATGCATAGTCGGTGTCAGCCGCAAGGTCCACGACCGAAGCACCGAGTTCCAAGATTCCCTGTGGTATGCCGATGAGACCAGAGCCAACGCCCTCAAAGAACTCCTGCGCCACACCTTCATACTCAGGATCTGGGTCAGGAGTAGGTTGTTCTTGTACTTCTGGCTGCGCTTGTCGTTGCTCTAGTAAAGATTCAACTTCATCAATTGATTTGTCTGGATGGTATTTATTCATGTACCCTTGAACAAGATCATCGTCCGACTTGTCCGAGTACATTGGATACGCCTGACGAAGGGAGTCAATGAGTGCCATTTACTCCTCCTTTAAGATGAAAGCCCCAATGGATCAGCGTTTACATCCGCATCGCCAACCGCACCTTGCGGTGGTGTTTGTGTTTGTTGAATTGATTTTTGTGTCTGTTCTCTTAATATTTGTATGGTTTCAGCGACATCTAAAGTATCTGAAAAAGTATCTGAAAACAGAGGATTACTCGCAGCATCGGCAAGGTCCTCATATGTATAATCACCTGAAAGAACTTTAGCCAAACCAGCGTTTGCTCTTTGTGTGTCTGTTTCTGTTTTGGTTTTTCCTTTAGTTGCTGCTATCTCTGAAAGAACAATAGTCTTGCCTAGAGTTTCCAAACCAGCGTCTAGTCCTTTTTGAGTGACGTTGCCATCTTGGTCCATGTATCCTTGAGATATAGCAGCTACTTGAGCGTCCGGTAGAAGAGATAGTTCTTTGTATGATTTATTAATGAGTGCTTCTGCTGTCTTTAAATCTAACATTTTGCGTTGATACTCTGCTGTGTTCAAGTCAGCAAGCATTCTGTTTTCAAGAGTCATCAAAGAAACTGTTCGTTGGTGAGCATCTCTTTCTCGTGTCAGTTCAGTTGTTATACCGAACTGCCGTTCCTCTTGCTCTAACCTAGCCATAGCCTGATTGTATGCGTTTAAGTTTGCAGCGTCTGCGGCAGCGGCAGCTTTTGCATCTTTTATCATTGTGTAACGAAGCTGTCTTAACTCTTTAGCATCTTCTCTCTGTTGCTCGTTCAAGCGACTCATAGATTTGCCATAAGCATCAAGACCAAAAGAAAGTCCTTTAGCTATATTTGTTAAGGCATTACCACTTTCACCCGCAGCTATGGCAAGCCCAGCTTGTGTAACAGCCATCCAAAAAGCATTCTTCTTGTCTTCGTCTGCTTTGCTGGGGTCAAAACCCATTGCTTTTTTAGCATCCTCTTCAATCTTAGCAATGTCCACATCTTCAGGAGAAGCAAACTCTCTGTACTTAGAAGCAAAAGTTTTAAAGTTGTCTGTGTTTTCTGAATCTTTCTTTGGAAGTTTTTGCGTTTTCTTACCTTGTTGTATTTTTTCAAGGTTAGCAGCAATTTTTTGTTCAGCAGTGGTTGCTGAAGAAGAACTTCCAGTGGGAAGACCCGGTAACAGCCCCCTATTTTCTTGAGTTTGTTTATTAGAATCTTGTCCCGCAGCAAGCTCTTCTGCTGGCGTAATCGGTGGTACGTCGCCTGCCATGCCTGCTTCTAAATCATCGTCCACAGCAGGTCTGTTTGCTCCCATCACAGGAGACCCTGCAATATCTTGTGCCGCAGATGCTTCTTCCTCAAGAAGCTGTGCTCTTGTTTTACCTACCCCAGCGGTAGGCGCGGGACCCAAACCACCTTCTTCACCAACCGGATAGTCTAAACCAGTAGCATACTTTATAGATTGAATGCCGCTTTGTATTGCGTCAATAACAGGCTTATCTGCCCCTGGTGCAAGAAATTTACCAAGCGTTTGCTTGGTCTGCTCAATGTCTGCACCTATTCGTTGTTTGGCTGCGGCCCCTGTTTGAGATAAGAAATCAGGAACATCAGGACCTATTGTAGCTCCGTAACCAGCCTTCGTAAGTTCTTCTGCCTGTTGGTTGTACGGAAGACCTTTGATACGGTTTAAGACCTGTAAATAAGATTCGGGTTTGCGGCTACCTTCAGGCATGCCAGCAAACTGTCTCATAAACTGCTGCCCTGCAAGTTTTCTACGAGCTTCAAGTCCGCCGCTTGCACGACGACTTACAGTATCTATCATCTCAGGCGAAGATGCAAGAATCCCGGTTGGAGCACGAGAGTCCGCCAGTACAGTGCGAAACATTTTACGACGTAGAACTTCGTTGTTCATGATGCAGTCCTCGCTGGGCCAAAGAAGTTACCAAAGCCACCAGCCTGACCAACAGCACCGAGACCCGCAATACCGAGTCCGAGAAGTTGTGAGCCAAGGCTCGGATTCGGAGTCGAAGTTGTTTGAAATGTTGACTGCAACGCTGGTACACCACGGAACACATCCGACAAGAATCCAATCTCCTGAAATGGTAGGGCTTGCCGTGCCAGTTCATTGGCTCTGGCAACATCAAAGCCAGCCTGTTGCTGACGTTGTTGCAGACTACCAATACCAAGAAGTCTGTTTATGTCCTGCCCAAACATCTGCTGCTGTGCCTGACCAAGACCTGCTTGTAAACGCGCTGCTTGCTGCGCTGCTTGCTGCGCTTGTTGGAAACCTTGCTGACGAAGCTGACCAGCAGAACGTGCCTGCTGTTCTAATGTCTTACCAGCTAGGTCTGCTTGCGCCACACCAAATCGTGAGCCACCAAACGCACCGGATGCTACACCCGAACCTGCAAGTTGATTTTGTGCTTTAGCTCCCTGAGTTGCAATGTCCTGCATTGTTTGCTGGACAACTTGATTCTCAAAAGGATTCATAAATTGTGTCACACCGCCAGGACCAGCAAACTCTGCTGCACGGTCAAGGAACGGCTGATACCCACCAATACCAGACTGCGCCATCGATATTGCATCTTGTTGCGCCGTTGACAATCCGGCCAGTTGTTGTGGTGAATAAGGCTGTGGTGTGCCACGAAGAGCCTGTGCCTGTGCAAAAATATCTTTCAGAAACTCTTCCTGAAAGGGGGCAAGTCTCGTTACCTGTTCTACTGTTTGTGTCGCCATTAGCCTGTCGCCTCTAGTTCTGACATCATATCATATAAACGTGCGGCCCCGACATCTCTATCTCCACCGCCTGCACCTCGAACAGCCTTGGCTGTCAAAACAAACTCACCGTCGGAGAGCCTTGCTGGCACAGAATCTGATGTTCCTGTACCCGGTCCATCAACCTCACCACCGCCTGCATGTACATCCCCACCATCAGCAAGCCCAATATACCCAGAAGAACGACGAACGGGACGATACGGGTCATTATAATAGTTGTACCCTGGGTCCTGAAGTTCTCTAAGTTCATCTGCATATTGTTTCATGTCCGTAGGGTCATCCATATCATACCTTTTTCCAGACCTGCCTACAAGTGTACCCTTAACTTCGCCTGGTCTTGTCTCACGCATGCCAGAACCGCTCTTTTCTTCCTCTTCTTCACCAAACAATCCACCAGCAAGTGCCAGTGCACCAGCACCCAGCCCAAGTTTTGTACCCATGCTCATGTCATCAAACATTGAGAAGATGCCTTTACTTTTTGCTGGACCATCTATGCCAATCATTTCACTTGGGTTAAAACCTCCTGTTTTTGCCAAAGCTTGTGTTGGCGCACTACCCAGTCCAAGCATAGACGTGCCTTTGTAACTTGGAAGCAAGCCACCTATACCACCACCGGACCCTAATCCAAATCCTGCACTTTTAGCAAAAGAACCTGCGCCAAATCCTAAAGCCCCCGCAAGAAGAGCATCTTTTACATCTCCGCCACCTGCAAGAGATCCAATCCCAGAACCGAGTGCCGCACCTGCTGGTCCGCCAAGAGCGAACCCAACAACTCCACCAATAGGAGCAAGCATTTTTTTGAATGACTTAAATAAACCCATTACGTCACGACCTTTACAACACCACTGTCATTAAACAAAGACCCAGTTTCAAGGCCCGTTGCTGAAGTAGGTAGGTCCGTCAGCGTTAGTTTAGTCCCTCGCATCTCACCCGGATTACGCTCCTGCTCAATAAAAACCTGCAATGAACGCACAAGATCCGCCATATACTGTTGTGTATACTCGATCGGTGGTTCTGGGAGTCTTGGTGGTGCAACCTGATTACTCGACATTATCTTCTACCATCCTGTCTTATGTCTACGCGAGGACTACCTAACTTCCATTTAGACCCTAATGCATTTGATTCTACACGAAGTGCAAAGGAACGTCCACGAACTCTTAAATCTAGTTGTTCTGTATAGGTTTCAACAGGTGTTGATTGCGTCCTTGTTGAAGTGCCAGCCTGTGTATTGTTGAAGTCTGCGCCTGGATTATTACGAGCTTTAACGGTAAAGGTAGCTTGCGGAGAAGCAAGATTAGTTGAGCCATCAAAGGTTAAATCAGGTATAACCTTTCTCAAATATGTAAACCTATCACCATCACCAATATCTATAGAGGCAGATTCAATAAACGAATCCATAGAAGACCCATCGTCATCATAACCTATTTCATGGTTGTATATAAGATTACTACC